TTATTAATTTGGTAGACGTGATGGATTGAGCAATTTTAATATAATTATTTTTACTCATCAATCCGTTTGCTTCATTCGTTGCAAGCGGTATCAGTCCTCCCAGCTCTGAAAAATCGTTATTTTTTTGTCAAGATATAGAGATTACTTTCAAATAAGACGGAAGTGTTTCAACTGTTTTACTATCTAGATCTATCGATTCTCTTGATTGAATAATAAATTCTGATCCATCTCCGTCTAGACCTATCAAGCCTAACCATAACTCATACATATTTGTTTCTGGATTACTGCCAAGATACAATTTAACATTGTCGTTGTTGCCAAAAAATCTAGTAACAGATATTAGTTCATTTCCTTTCCAGTCTATAGCTATTAATGATCCAAGATTGGATGCAGGAGAAGCGCCAAATATCAATGCGACATAATGATTGTACCAATATTTACTTTCAACTAATTTTGTGTATCCTTTAAAAAAACGTCTTCCCAGTCTTTTTTTATCTTCGACCGACATTAATCCGCTTTTATTGCCCGTAGCTGTACCAATCAGTTCTCCCAGGACTTTCGCGGCAGCCGAAGAAGATGTCAAAGTTGGGTTCTTGGAACCGTCCAAAGTACGGAGCCAAGAGAAGGTGTCGGACTGGGGCAACTGGTCCTCAAACTCATCTGTTCCGGCTGCCGCAGCGGCAGCAAATGTTGATATTTCTGATGCAGCGGAAACAATCCGTGCGGAAACTAATTCTGTCATCTCATCGACGGTCACCTGTCGTTCGTTGCCGTTTTTATCCACAGCTTTAAAGCCAACTATATTTTCTAAATTCAAATCACTCATAATATCCAAATTTTATAAAGTTCTTATATAAGTTTTCCACGCTTTTGAAGTGCCGCCAATCGATTTGTACAGCTTCTTCCTGCCACCTTTTATCTTGTACCGGGAAAGGTTGCTTCCGTCGTAGTTCACGGGATAATCCAAATTGCCCTCGTTGGCATACGCCTCCATTTCGTATGAGATGGTATAATATGCCGAACTCGCAGGATGGCAGATAGGGTTTCCCTTAACCCACTCGACAAAATACCGCCAGTAGTATTTTACCCATGAGCCGATAACCTGTGCCTGACGCAAGTGTATGGTTTCGTGCGTCAAGCTTTCCTTACCCGCATAGGTCTGCATATACCTATCTATGTTCTCCTTGTTCTCGGCACGGTATATCATCCGTCCGCACCACATCATGAAACGGTATCTCTTGAAAGGATAATGCTTCATGGGAAGCAGCTCAGGAGTATCAAAATCACCCGGCTTGCTTGAGAACAGCATCTTGATTAATTGCCATAATTCTTTCATACTACTCCTTCTTTTTATCCAGATAATCATTCAGTGAGTCCGCCAGCAGACCGGGCAGCATGGAGGTGGAGCGTCTTATGATATCCACCTCCTCTTCGTCAAGTTCCACACCATCTACAGTCGACTTGAAGATTTTCTCCGCAAGGAGATGCGCCTTCAAGCCCGCTACGTTCTTATATATCCAGTCACCGAAGGCCTCAGTGATGTTACTGGCTATAAGCTTTTCTTTTTTAATCCCATCATAAATAGGGAATTGTGCAAAATTTATTCTCATACTTTATATTTAAATTATCCGCAATAAAACATAACCCAATAATTACCCATACACTTAATGAAGCCGGATGCAAAATCCAAATCAATATAAGACACCTCCTGTCCTCCGGGAGCAGGCAGGATCCGTCCTCCTGTCAATCTTACTCCGCCGCTCATACGTTTGAAGTATATAGTATGTCCCGGAACATCCGGAGGAAGCGTCACTTCTATATTGTCTCTATTAATAAACATCACATTATCATCGTTGTTGTTCAATGAAGCTTTGACAGAGATATTCCTCCAGTTGCCAACTATGCCACGAAGAGAAACATAGCTGTCATTGTTCGGATGAAGGAAAATGTTACCTCCCTCCACGAATAGAGGAATGCTCGGAGTCTTGATGTGCATCCCGATCATGGCATTTGGACTCTGTATGTCAATTCCAGCATCATACTTAATCCCTTCAATGGTGACAAACTGCGTGTTTCCCCCGATTCTTACGTTTGCAAATGTCCTTTCGTTATAAAACTCAATTTGTCCGGCAGACAAATTGAAACCGACGTATTTATTTGTTTCATTTTCATAAAGGATCTTTGAGGACAATATTCCCGAAGCGATGGAGAACGGACCGATACGTCCTTTATCCGCTGTGATTGTTCCTGTAATCTCTGCATTCTTACATTTAAAATACCCGGTTACACCGTTGATAAGAAGAGTTTCACCTTTGTCATTAAAAGATTTGAGAACCTTGTCTTTGAACATGAAGCCGGCTACATTCGCACCATCGGCAAACAGGGTGTCAGTGGCGATATTCACAAACTTCTGCATAGCTTCCCAATTGGAATCACCGTTGACAGATGTGGGTGCAGCGGTAACGGAAGCGCCGTAATTTTTTACAAGGAAATTATAATAAACTCCCCCTATCAGATATATGACCTTATCCCGGTAATCCGCATTCCAGACGTAAGTCTGTCCGGAAGCCCATACGCCTCTGTCACGGGGAAACGCCCCTGTTGCTCCTGTCGCTCCTATGGAACCATCATTTGCAACACCCACACCCTTCTCGGCCACATAATTGTCATTCCAAGCAGCAGCATCGGAAGCTGATTTATAAGCCCGGACGGCAAACTGGGTGTATCCGGCTGTCGCAGGTACGGATATCTGGCTGTTCAGTGTCGCACCTACATGAGCCAGCCAGCTTCCGTTGTATTTGCGTGCAGCCAGATAAAGCGTGCTGCACGTGCTTACATTGCCTGCCACATTCTGTTTGCAAGTGACAAGGAATCCAGACGGGGATGGCGTGCCTGTTGAAGTGAAGTTGATCACGCTGACAGGACTGTCCAGCCAGTAGGATGCCGACGGTCCGACGGGAGCAACCATCTCCTGCCAGTCCGCATGTACCGTCCGGTTCGCAGATCTGCCGGCGAGGATGTATCCGCCGTCTCTTTTCCTGCGGAGTCTGCCGTTTCTGAACTTGGCGATTTTAATCGGAGGGTTGGAGGTTTCAACCTTGCTTAAGTAAGATCCTCCGGCAAACGATACTGTACTGTTCTTGGCATACGGAGTATTGGCGGATTCCCAATGACCGGCTGCTGTGATGCTCTCACCATCCTTTCCGTCACTGCCGTCCACAACCATCGGGACAGTCTCGACATCAACCGCCTGACCGTTCACGTAGAACACGAACTTCAAGCTACTGGTAAAATTACCGGAAGCCACCCCGACACCATCACCGATGGGAACCTCGGCCGCACCGTCACGACTGTACTTCAACTCCCCGTCCGTTGTGGCCGTAGTGACCGCACCGACTGTCTTCATACGCCGGCAGGATACCGAAGCTACACTGTAACCGCCGTTCTTGTTCTTGCTGACCATCGTGGCCGAAGTGACAAGGCTATAAATTACCGCATCGGAACCGTCCGCCCCGCCACGGACACCGGTTATCTTGAAAGTCAGTTCACGGGTATAGAGCTGCCCGTTCTTCATTGCAGCCAGTGTGATGGTGACCGTATTCTGTTCCGGAACCGACTTTCCGGCAGCGACGGATATCGCCACCGCTCCGGTGGCCTTGCTTGTGCTTGCCGTGAAACCGGCAGGCGTGCTGACTGTTAAAGTCTCAAGGGTGAGTTTCTCGGTACCGTACCACATGGATACATGGGTAGTCCATGACTGTGCGGAAGTAGTAACACCGGTACTGGTAAGAGCGACGCTCACCATCTCATTGTCAAGGTCGGCCATGATATTCGACTCCCCGTCCTTACTCCAACGGTGCACAGGGGCCGGAGTGCTCCATTCACTCCATACTCCATCACGCTTCACACGTTTGCACGCCCATTCCACCTGATGGTCTGCATCCACGCCAAGAAAATCATCTGTCCAGCCTTCCGGTATATAATCATCCTGCTGCTTCGAATCCGGCTTGTCAGGGGTAAGGCCGATGATGTTGGTACGGGTGTAGATCCACTCGTAACCTTTGCCGTCCTTACCGTCAGTCCCGTCTTTGACCATGACCATCCACAAACCATTCCGGTATATGTAAGTACAATGGTCAGCCGTATTTCGGTAGCTGTCACCCTCCTTGGGATTGGACGGATGGGATGCGAATTCACCAAGGAAGGTGATGCTTTCGCCTTTCAGCTCACGCCCGTCCAGAAGCATCTCCCAATCTTCATGCACGGTCCAGTCGGCTGACTTCCCGGAAAGGATATAACCGCCATCCTTTTTGCGACGATAACTGCCATTCTTGAACCTTGCGATCCTGATGGGAGGATTGGATGTTTTCACCTTGGAGATAAAAACACAGCCCGCCAAAGTGACCATGGTATTGACCTCGTATGGGGTCTTAGAGGATTCCCAATGACCGCCACCTATTACAGACAATCCCGGATCACCTTTTTGCCCTTCCGCCACTTGTTTCAGCCATGCCGGATTATCATCTGACGGTTCTGTTGTCGTTCCGTTGTCATCAACACACAACCACAAAGCCCCGTTATGTGACACCCGGTCATAGTAGGCGTACTTCCCTGCAACCCATTCACCCTTGTCCAAGGGTACACGAACCTTGTTCCCCGTTATCTCATCTATCTGGAAGATAAGCCCAGTCAATAAGACCTGTTGCAACACGGCTGAATATTTCTCGCAATCAATTCCGTTAACGGTCATGCCCTTTTTTTTGCCGAACCACGCAGGCATCTGCGCCGGCTCCGGGTCCCAAGTGTTGGCATTGTCAAAGAATGTAATACAGTTGTTTCCGTTGACTGAATCAATAAGTATATAAGTCTGACGTTCCGGGCCCGTAAAGTTACCTGTTTGTGCCAATACCATCTGCTCGGCAGGTTTCCAGTCAGAATGCCCCGGACGGGGAATGACAGTAAACTTCTTGGCAGTATAATCTGCGGCAGTCACACGGAATTTCATTTCTTCAAAACCGTTCAGTTTGCCTTCGCTATTTTTAGTCACAAAATAGGTGGTAAGGATGTCATCAACAAACTGGCTCAATCCGTCCGCATCTGTCAGATCGGGAGTGATGGTGTAGGTTCCATCGCCGTTATCCACGTATGACAATACGGTACAACCACCACCGGGGGAGTTTACCATACGTCCTTTGAAATAGGTTGTACGGTTATAGGCTATTTCAGGAACAAACAAACGCTTACGAAATACACCGCTTTCCATTTCAAGATTGCCTTTTTCGTCTATGTATCCACCTAATACGCCGGTAACGAAATCACCGAACTTGGCATATTTCTTAATGACAGTTCCGCCCAGTAATGATAAAAGAAAATTTGTAGAATCCTCCTTGTCTTTGCGCAAAAAGTATTTGGTGAGCTTTTCTATATCAGAATTATCCATGTTTTCTAGAATCCCGATAAATATGCGCCCAATTCTTTCAGCTGTATTCTCTCCTTCTGTAGATGCGTTTCTTACTTGAAGAGCCAGTTTCTTTAATATGTCAACAGAATCGCTCATTCTCCTATTACACGAAAAACAGTTCTATTAGATTTTAATTTCCCTTCACCGTTATAAAGTGGCATACCGCATTCTTTTAGGTAAAGCACGCATTCTTTCAGGTAGCGGTCAGCTATACTACATGCATCGCTATACACCATCATCTTTTCCTTGAATACTGTATGACTGCTATATTCACCTTCCTTGTTCACGAAGCCGAAACGGGATACATTTCCATCTCCATTTTTGACAATACAGGCATAGGTATAATAAGCCAAAGCTACGCGAAGTCCAGTGATGATTATCTTCTTTTTACATTTAGTTTCATAAGTACCTCCGTCAAGCAGTAGCTGGTATTTTTCAGGATTTTTTTTCACGTCAAGGAACAGTTCGTCTCCCAACGCTGATTTGATGTAGATATTCTCCGACTCACGGATGTAGGTTTCTATCTTGTCAGGATCGAGATGTACAGACATTCCGCGAGACAAAGCCGATACCTCATCTGTTGTTATTAGATACTGCTGCATTTCGTACATACTTTAATGGTTCCACACTATAATCATTAGAGGGGTTGACTACTTCATACCAATAGCTGAATATACGGCTAAAGGTACGCTCTATTAAGCGTTGTTGCTTGCTTACGATAGAATTGTAATACTCGAAAGCATCTTCCAAAATATCGCCTGAGAATCCGACTTTACCAATACGGATGCAATACCATGGCTCTTGGCCATAAGCTGAATAAATACGTTCAACCACACTTGCGTCAGTAACGGTAAATTCTTTGTCGTAATTTTGTGAGTTCAGATTTATTATTTCAGGTTTTTCCTCATCGCTTTCTAAAGTAACTTCCATAATCTTTCCTGCATTCGTATCACCTTGCAACTGGATGAGTGTATTTGAGAAACTGTCGTCATCATCTGTATCTTTTACTTCGTTGCCTTCTTCGTCAAAGGTTATGTTCGATCCCTTTTTGGTGAATACCATAGCGCCAGGGAAGAAATTATTTCGTACATTTCTGTACTTGACATTGGACAGCCCTTCATCGGTACTCATTTCTGTAGCCACCCGGTCACCTTTCCCGACAGGATAAGTATTTTTCCCGGCCATTGACACCCATAGGATTTGACCTTTGTAGTATTCAATGCCTCCGGCTGCTTCTATTTGAGCCAGTATAACATCTTTTTGAGGGTTAAAAACATCTATATAGTCGATGTTTTCTTTCTTGACCTGCAGAGCTTTCCCTTTACGTGTCTTCTTTCCGCTCCAGTCTGGATGTACTGCTATTTTTGCCACATAACCGTTTTCATCTTCTTCTGTCAGACGGCAATTTTCAAATGGTACGTGCTGCATCTCCACTATCTCACAGAAAACATTGTAGTTAACATGGATTGCTATTCCATTGAGTTCGGACATGTCTTTACATAGTAACATGTGCACATCATCCAATGTGTCACCTTTTCGATTGACTACATATTTGGAAAAAGCAACCTCACGGAATCCGTTTCCTTCAATGAAGTCAGCGAAACGGTCTGAGCATTCAGATGCAGTAGAGCTTGCAGCAATGATATTCTTTAATGTCTGCGGATATAGGTTGTCCTGTCCGTAGGCTTGAATTCCTAGATTTTGTAAATAGCTTGTATCAATGCGGTTACTGCTTTTCTTTTTTAGATCTCTTACTCTCATATTCGCGAGGTTTACGTTCGTCCTTTATTTCTTTTATTCAACTTTATCTTCGCCTTCTCCATTCATTGCGTTCACAATTTCAATGGCCTTGCTTAGATGCAGATTCAGAACTTTTTTACTGATTTTCTTGCCGTTGATTTGGAAATCTTTCAACGTGTCAGCCACGGATTCTTCAGAAACTTCGTCTTGTAATGATTCTACCATTGAATCAAGCAGGCTTTGATTGTATCCACATTTGTTAACACGTTCTTTCCAGTCCGTAGGTACATGGGCGAAATAAATTTCACCTTTCGGATTTTTGGCAAGGTACTTTTCAGCAACTTCATCAGTGAGGTTGTCATTAGTGTACATTTTATTGCTTCCGAACTCCGGTTGAAGCAGGACACCATTCTTTAATATATAATTACATTTTTCTTTCATACGGTTATTCTTTTTGATGTAAACAGTCATTTCGATTACAGCATCGCGATAGCAGTCGTTACACGATGTCTTGGTGAATTCTTTTCCTAATACTTCCTTGTACAATCTTTCTATCTCCGATTTATCAGAAGAGGAGTAGGAGGGAAGTTCTCCTAGCTCCTTTAATTTATCAACCACTTCTTCTAACTCCATAATCATTCAGTTGGTTTTGTCAGTGTTTCAACAAGCGTTTTTGTCGCATCGTAAGATGTTTTGTACAAGAATAATGCTGATTTGGGAACCTTGGTTTCTTGCAAAGAGATATTCCATCCCCCTTCCGTTTCTTCGGAATACTTGTCATTGCCGATCTCTGCGGCTTTCAAACCTTGGTAGTAACCGTAAACCTGGAAAGCTGAATCTCCCGGATTTTCGGTTTTATTTAACCCTTTGGCTTTATTTTCCAATACAACGACAAAATCACCGTTAGCAAGCCCGTCAATAATGTCATTGCATACATCGGGGTCATTTGCTAATACAACCATGTTCACTATGTTAGTAAACGTGTTACGATAGGTTCCTGTTGCCAAGGTTGTATTGGTACCAGTAAAGGGGGTTGCACCGAATACCTGTACCTTGTAACCTTTTTTACCTGTTTTCAGTGCAAGAGTTTCGATCACATTCTTACGGGTTGCGTTGAATGTAACCGCACCGAAATCCACGTCTGCGCGATTCATTATCACACCTTCCTGTTCCAGCCCGGGAACGATAGGATCATCGCACGATGGTGCGATGTCCTTTTTGATTGTTATATCACATATTGCCATATTTGCTCTTTTTCGTTAGTATGCTACCTGTACCAACTCATCTTCGCCAATCATGGAGCCTAATTTTCCTGTTGAATAAATGTAGTTCTTGCGGGCTTTCTTATCAAACCAGATATCCAAGTCCGACATCGGTTCGGTGCCCTCACATCCATACATCAAGTTCTCAGGAGAACATAAAACAGCACGATGCGGTAAGTTAAGTTTGGTTTTGTTGTTCTGATAGGCTTGAATAAATCTATCCCAAATGGAACATTTAACGATGGTTGTTCCATCGTATTTGCTGACCTCTACACCGTCAAATACAACTTCCCAGGGCATGATTACCTTGTACTTTTCTTTCATATCGTGAGTCAGAGCATCGCACATTGACTTGGTGGCGAAAATTGCGCATCCGTCTTTTTGGAAAATCCGGCTGTCGGCATCTTGCAACATCGCATCGAATATTGATGTGGCAATGCCTGTTTCTTTCATCTTTGATTTTTGTAATGCATATGATTCTTCTGCGTTGGCTGCAATTTCAGTGTGCTGTTCGGCATTGTTGGAACAGATGGCAAACAGACGTTTGAAAAAACCGTCACATGTTTTAAATAGTTCGATGTTTACTCCGTCAGTGATTTGACCACCTCCAGTGACAGACGCTGCTGATTTATCTCCAAACCATGTAAAACGCCACATCATTTTCATCATAGCTTCAGACAGCTTCGGCAGTACAATACCGTCCATATATTCGGTCGATGTCAGGTCTCCTATATTTGTTCCCGTTTTAAGGCAGTACTTGGCAATGGTGTTTTCCAAGTCTGTATAGCACATTTCCAAAGGAATTTGCCAATCCCCGATTTCCCATTCTTTTTGGGCGGCAGCGATAGCCACTTTTTTATATTCAGGGTCGCATCCGGAGCCGGCTACTCCGATATCTTCCATTTCACCGATAAAACCTGCTTTTTTACCGTTAGTCACATTGGGCATAAACGTCATAAAACGCTCCATGTCCTCGTTTTGAAAGACTGTTAACTGAATAAGGTCTTTCAAGTCTTTTACAGCCTGATTATCAGGTGTAAGTTTGTCAAAATCTAAAATAGGCATTTCCCCTCCTTTTATTACTTGTTGTTTCTTTTTTCTCTTTCTTCACGAAGTTTTCTCTGAATAGGCGTTTCATTTTCTTCTACTCCTTTTATACCCTTGTTGAACGTTTGGGTACGAGCTGACACTTTATAAGTACTACAATGTTTTGCCAGCCAGTTTTCGCCCCCGGCCATACGGACTGCGTTCAGAATCTTGTTGTCCTCAATGGTACGGGCATTCGTCTTTAGAGAAGCATTCTCAGTTTCCAACTCTTCTATACGGGCTTTTAAAGCTTTCACTTCATCCTCTTCCAATTCATCAGGATCTTTAATTTCTGTAATAACGCCATCTGTCACAATGATAGTCTTTCCGTCAGGCATGACATGTTCGCCATCGGGACTTGCTGTATCTCCTACTTGGGGTTCACCTTCATCTCTTTCCACGGTAAGCGTGTTACCTTCGGCATTTGTCAATTCCATAGATACGACCTGTACGTCTTCAATTTTTTGATAGCCGCATTTGGCCAGCAGCCTGTCTATGATAGTCTGCTTCACTGTTACTTCTTTTTCTTTGTTCATTTTTTTGTTATTAAATGTGTAAGTTCTCCCTTTGGCAGTTGTAGGCATAAGAACGGTCGTGATAAAACCTAATTGTTTGGCTGTTTCACCACCAAACCAACCGGCTTTATTCATTTGGGCTTCGATAACTGAGGCTTCCGATCCTGTGCGTTCTACATACAAAGCTAGCATCTTGTTTTTTTCACTCTCCAAGTTTGATTTTATTGATTCTAGGGTTTCAAGATCAAGGTCTCCATCGTATGAAGCCATATAAGGCTTGTGAATAAGAAACTTTGCATGTGGATAAGCAAAACGTCTTTCTTTTGCAGCGGCCAATAATATCACGGTTGCCATGGATGCACATCGTCCTACTGCAGTACAGCTGATTTGCTTTCCTGAAGCACGTAAGGCGTCATAAATGGCATACCCTTCAACGGCATCACCACCGCATGAATGTATCTCAATATCAATAACGTGGTCATTCGGATCTATCCAAGATAGGAAATTTTGAATATCGGGAAAAGACAATCCCTCTTCACCAGTTAGATACCAATTTTCCATTTTGTCTTTATCCGCAACAATATCTTTGTTGATGTATAATTTCGCCATATATAATCTATTTTGAAGCAAAGGTAAAAAACGGTATATGGCTATAAGAATTTCAGAACATAATAGCACTGACACGCTTTGTCAGTAAAAAAATAAGGGGAAGAATAATCTTCCCCCTTATTGAATTGAAACGTCAACGGACAACCTGTCAATGACTCTATAGATGGTCCTTTCTGAAATGCTGTATTCATCTGCCAGGTACTGCATGATATATGCCTTTTTATGACCTTCAGCCGTAAGACGGGTGTAGTCTTTATACATTTCTAGGTATTTAATATCTGATGCATCTAATGACATTTCAGACATTATCCTAAGAGTGTTCCTGTTTATATATAATAGTTCGTATGCTTTCATAAACTACCGCTTTCTTCTATGTATTTAATTCTATTCGCAACTGAAGTAAACTCTTCTACAGAAACGACAGGGGCAGGAGCCATCATCATTCCTTTGGCGACTGCTCTGGCCAGCATATCTTCGCCTAAAGTTTGATTATTCGTTGCTGTTACATTAATAGGTACACCTCCACCCATCATATTGAAGGATGATAGGATAGGGGCGAACATGGACGTAGCTTTGGCAGTTATAACGGATTCTCCATTCGACAATTGTGCCGGAATACTGTCGCTCGTTCCTGTCCCCGGTCCTGTAACCAAACCACCTTCTGCAAATTTAGCACTTTTTACTATCTTAACAGCATTTGCAATGTTAGAAAGGATTGTTGCAATACCTGATGCCATTGTAGCTATACCAAGAATACCTTTCCCTGATTCAGCGGATACCATTTTTGCGATCGCCTTACCTGAATTGATGGCGATCTCTGCCAAAGCCAACATTTTGCTTGCCATAGCAAATCCTCTGTCAGACTCCCCAATTTGTTCTGTGAGAGCTACAAGGCCATTTGTCACCTGTTCCATTGCTTCATATTTAGCTTGTTCTATTTCAATCTCCTTATCGCTCAGTTCTTTTTTGGATTCCAGATAAGCATTCTGTGCTTCCAGCTTGCGAAGATTGAATGCTTCTATACTTTCACCTTCCATTTGCTGCAGGCTATCGAGCTCGGCTTTCTTTTGTTCCATCCTTATACGAAGAATTTCCTCTTCGTTATCATATGCTTGTGCGATTTCCGTTTCAAAGCGTATGCGCATGGCTTCCTGTTGCTTGTTGATAATATCCTGCTCATGGGCGGCTATAAGTTCATCCATTTGAGTGTTATATTTAGTTTTGATGGCAAGTTTCATTTTTTCGGTCTGTTCTGTGCTGGAGAGTTCCGCCTCGTATTGTGCCTGTAATTGTTGTATCTTTAACTGATACTCCTGCTCGCTGCCTTCCTTGACCGATTCCAATTGCAGGGATATCATTTTTAAACGGTTCTCCAGCTCTTTTTTCAGCTCCTCATCGGACAACTTGCTAAGCTCCATAGATTTTTGTTGTTCCAAAGCCTTTATTTTGGCGTTGATGGCTTCACGAGCCTTTGCGGTAAGGTTCTCTTCTTGCTTTAAACTGATTTGCAAATCCTCAATCTGCCGGGAATAGTTCAATTCAATCTCTTTCCGTGCTTGTTCTCTCTTGTCTTTCACTAAGGCAAGCATAGCATCTTCTGCTGCCCTTACTGCTTCCAGTTCTGTTTGCTTTGCTTCCTTTGCTTTGTCTGCACCTTCCTGGCGGATAGAGTTTAGGGTGTTTTGCTGCTCTGTCTGACGGCCGTAACTATCTTCCATTAGCTCCTGAAGTTCGTTGAATTGGTCACGGAACACTTTAAGGTCTTCTATCGTACTATCTGATAATCCAAGTTTTCCTATTACTTCATCGGCTGTAATATCACCAGCTTTAATCTGCTCCATCAACTTGCGTACTTCATTGTTCATCTCGGTAAATCCAAGGGTGTTAGCCAGTCTTGCTTCTGCTAGTTCTGTCTGTACGGCAAGGTCCTTCTTCTCAATTTCCGCAGCTTTTTCCGCAGCTTTAATACGTTCCTGTGTGGATAGGGTTTGGTCATCTGCAGCTTTTTTCAGCTTCTCAATTTCAGCTCGGTTAGCGGCACGTGACATGGACAGCATGACTTCCCTCTTGTCTATCTCATTCAAGACTTCTGCCAGCTTCCACGCCTGTTTGGTTTCATTGACTATTTCATCACCGATACCAGCGAATATGGATTTGGCATCATTCCCCGCCTGTTTGAAGTTCCCGGTAAACAGATTCACTAAAGCACTTCCCAACTTGCCTGCCCGGTCTATTAAGACATTTACAGTGGCACCCAGAGCCCCCATTATTTTATTGGCTGCTTCCACGCCCTTCTGTGTTTTGGTGAACCATGATACCAAAGATCCTAAAGCTACAATTAATACTCCAATACCAGTTCCAAGTAGAGCAACTTTCAACAGTTTCAAAACTTTAATCCAGCCGGTTGTGATGGTCGAAACAGTAAGCATTTCTGTTTTTACTCCAGACAAATAATTTCTTACTCCACCCAAGGAGGTCACCATTACATTTATCTGCTGCACGAACGGGATATTGGCATTGGCGGCTTCCATTATAGCTTCCTTGTAATTGCCAACATTTCGGTAATACCGCTGTGTCTCTTCTTCAGCGCCCTTTAGAGCATCAGTAACCTCATTAATCTTGTTTTTCAATTCTGTGCCGCTAGCACCTTTACGTTCCGCTTCGGATAAAGCATCGTATTCAGCCGTTAGGTTTGACAGTTTGGCACGGAGAGAAACAAGGCTGTTTTCTTGTGCCTTCTCCTGCTTGAGCTGATTTTGCATTGTTTTCGTTATAACACGTATCGAATCATTACAGTCGTTGATATAGGCTTTAGATGCCGCCATTTCTTCATTGTACTGCTGCCTTTTTATGTCTCCAGCCTTTAACTGTTCCTTCAGTTTCGCCTCTGCTTCTTTGGCTTTGTCGATTTTTGTCTGATACTCGGCTATAGCTTTGATAGCCTCATTATAATTCACTTTGATATCAAGTATCTTTTCTACTTTGTCTGCCATAATTTTAGATGTCTAATTGTAATAATTCAACATTTGCTATTCCTGTATTTTCTGCTGTAACGGATAGAATTGCATAATATTTCCCATATTGGGCCAGATATGCTGGAGTGGTCATATCTAAGTCTCTCAAGTCTTTTTCTGTTATTTCTATTTTTTCTTTAATGATTTTGGGGGTATACACTGCATTTTGAAAGCTTGTGTAGAATCTTTTTATGATATCTGTGAACGACAATTGTGTGAAGGTTCCATTTGATAGACCTCCATTGTTTTCCTCGAGAAGTATTCTTGGTTGAACTTTTTGCAGTTCAGCCTTTCCCTCTCCGTCATATTTGTACAATCGTATGAATGCTGTAATTCCTCTCATGTCGCATCCTGCAAATTTCAACTCTGCCATTTCTCTAGACTTCTCTAATGAGCTGATCAAGCAAGTAATTTCTCCACTGTAGTTGCCTTTTACCGTATCATCGTCTTTGTATTTAAGTATATTTCTTTGTGCAAAGCCATCGATAGTGAATTTCATTTCTTTAGGCTTGTTGGCCATATACGATGCTATTACCCGTCTAGTCCAATTGTACGCTTGTTCTTTTTTCTTTATGATATCATCGACAGACATAAATCTTATAATGTTCGTGCCTTCAATAGGATATGCAAATACGCCTAGCATGGTAGATATTGCTTTAATAAAATCAAGCTGTGTCATATCTGGCAAATTTGGTATAATGGGGTAATGACCATTCCCGTTAAGAATACTTTCGTCTGGTTGCTTGGGCGATACAAGGCTGTTTTCCATTCTTAGATTTATGATTCCATCTACACCGTTTGATACGTCTGCAATAAATCCGATATTTGTGAATCCAAACCGGATATCTGTACCTTTGTTTACTGAGTCAGACTCTACACCTTCGAACTCAAACGTAATATTGTAAGAGTTTCCTCCATTGCTTATTATATTCGTATATCCTATGTTGAATATTTCATTGTTCTCTCCGTTCTCAATATAATAAGCTATCATGGCTGCATTGCTGGGATAGAAAGAAGTTAAAGTATGTATTGATACTTTGCCTGAAGCATTGAGCTTTATGGAGTTTCCTTTTGTCTTTATTCCACTAATGAATGTGCCTTCGCTTAGCGAGCTTTTATTTACCGTTCCATAATATGATGAATATTCTTTGTTTTCGAAGTAAAGTTCAATAGGCCCGGTTCCTTGGTTAAGGTAATATTTTGCATTCAACCACAGTTCATTCTTTTGAGAGAATTCCAACCCGTCATTTCTTGTCAGCAATGGGATAAACAGCTTGTTCAAGACTGCTTGCTGTTCACTTGGAAAAATGAATATCACATCATTATCAAGTGATATATGTTCTAAAATCCATGTTGCTTTAACTGCCGGATGATAGGGTAAGTCTTTATCGGCTGAACGTATATTGTAATTTACTTTTGGGAAAAAGAAATCTCCATGACTATCATATTGGCTTACGTTCTTTCCGCTATTCCATTCGATGTAATAATCAGGAAATGGATCATTCCCTTGGCTTTCATAATGCCAACGTTCTTTTAAATCTTGCAGTTTTTTTTCTTCATTGGCAATACTTGAAAATTGTGTTGCGTTTCCCCATATTAATGCGGTTTCAAACACATCAGACGTGCCTATCAAGTATATTTTTGCCCCTTTGATAATTTCTACTCCGTTTCTTATGTATCTAGCGTCAAGGTAAAATGAAGCAACGGAATATTGGCAGGATGGCAGGTCTGCGTGAAGAAATGCAGACTGATTCCTCACTGTGTTTGGAAGTTTAATAGTGTAGCTTGTGTTACTTACAATTTTGCCTATATCGGTGAATATATTATTCTTGTATTTTAATGTGATATTGGTGCTGTCGTCCATATCTACTAATTTGTTGTTGGCACCGACATATAATAATTCATTTCTCATAAGCTCTGCACGTTAGTTTCAGGTAATATAATGTTCGCTTCAAAGTCTTGCAGTGATACCCGCTGTTTGACGAAATTTCCCACAGACACATTTACGGCCATCCATCTGGCGTTACCGTTATCATCATAGCCCATGAACATATCAACAACAGGAGATGTGGCCATTTGGTAAAGGAAGTCATAAGTTATGCTGTCTATTAATGGAGCGCATACGGGAAGTGTCGTTTCTTCCATTTTCCTTTGCTTTCGTCCGCTACCTCCATGGTATCCGTTCTTGTAACTGTAATCCTGCATATTGTTTCTGATGAACTCTCCGTCATTGGATACCTGCGAAGTCTCGTCTCCTTGCATGAATAGCCAGTAACACCACATTCCATGGCGGTTGATCCATCTCAAGTATATTCCACAGTCTGAATTGTCAACCTTACAAGTGATCTTTGTGGCCATATTGAGCAGCCCTCGGAAGGTGAAATCAAAGGTGTGGTCAAAAACAGATGCTGCCGTATTACTTCCAGGTAGATAAAATTCCACCCTGTCTGAAGCATCTATTCCAGCAAGAATGATATTCCATGCATTTTGTCCTGATAATGCGATAGGGGAGCTTTCGGAACCATCTATAGTTACTTTTACATTCCCTGATGTTGCAGAGTATAAGCCTACAGAGAATGGGTAGTTTTTGAACCATGTCAGCACTCGGCTTCCATTATACTGCTCTCCAACCTTACTGGCTCCCCACAATATGAATACGTTGAACTGGAAGCTGTTTTCAAGTGTTCCTGATTCGTTATACATATCAAGCTCTATGCTAAACAGACGTCCTAACTTACTATCTTCGGCGTGAGTTGACTTGTAATCGACTTCTCTGTATTCGTCAAAATAGCTCTGCGTATAGAATGATAGGTCAAAGAAGCAGGAACCACCGAACGTCGCTCTGTTCTCTCTGTCTGATGTGGCTGTGGTGGTGTCCGTTACCGTTGCAGTAACAGATTGATAGTTTCCGCCAAGGATATTTATTATCACAGGATTAAAGCAGAATCCTATTTGGTCAGGATATTCAATTGTTGTATTATCTATCGTATGTGTTCTCATTGTCGAAATTCAGATTTATATGTTCAACTTCTGTTTCATATATAGCCGATACCCTGCTAGCTATATTGTCCACGGTATTTTCTAGATCACGGGAATAGATTTCCTCATGTTTTCTGTTTCGGTATAGTTCCGTTCCTTCCTTGGCTATCTTTCTAGCGACAAGGTAGGCGAAGGAATCGGGCTTCTTTACTTGTATACCCTTATCTTCCACCCATTGGCGGATAATCTTGTAAAATCCTTTCGGGACGTTCCCTGGTCCACGTCCGGTTTCTAGTACAGCGAATGCCTGCCTGCCCCACAAAACGCCTCCGTCCTCCGACATTTCTACTTTCAGACTGCCCTTTGTCCTTCCACTGGCTACTTGTCCGGCTGCTTCATGGTTGGCTATAATTCGCTTGCGTAACGCTTCCAGCTCTTCACCTATTATTCTTAGGGTTCCGGCTTTAGTTTCTGCTGCCATATACAATCTCTTTCACGCTCTTGTTGCAAATAACAGTACCCATTATCTCTTCTAACTTAAGTTGGATAACTATTCCGGTTACATTAACATCCAGCTTGTCATAGAAAACAGAATAAGGGATATCTCCTGATATTTCTTTGAACATCCCACTCCTGTTCAATAGCAATATGAATTCTTTGGCTTTATTCTTGCATCCTTCTATCACTGCATCATTTTCTGTGCCATCAAAATCGAACTTGGTTTTATCCATGAATGCCATCATACAGTTAGGGCAGTCTCTTAACTGCTGTCTGCCTAGATTAAAAGTTCCGCTTACAGGAAGGAGATTAAGCACTGCCGGCAATTTAATCTTGTCCAGTCTTATATTGGCTGTTTGCCAGTTGTCAAAAAGGTAACTTACACCCTCCATGGAGTCTACTATCTTTTTAATTTTTTGCTCTACCGTCATTTCTTCTTACTTAATATGTTTCTTAATCTACGTTCGAATCTTACTCTTTTGGCGTCCATGTCAAGACATTTATATACTCTGACCCATGGCACGCTGTCTACTTCTGCATGATCAGTGATACCCATGCGCTGCGCATAGTAATCAATCATGCCGAAAGGTCCAAAATTTAGCAATTCGGATCCTGCTTGCTTCTCTTCGGGTGTGGGTGGTACATTAGTCGACGCGAATAGTTTATTTATTCGTTCAACTTCTTTGGCCACCCATTGTACGAATCCCAGTACATCGCTAGCTGGAAGTTGGGATATATAACGTTTACTCAGCCCCATCAGTACAGTACAGGGAACGAACAAGATATCGTGTTCTGTTTCGATGGATTGCAGTTGCATCAGTTCTCCCATATTTATGTCGTTTAGGGTATCTGGTGTCTTATACTGCCCTAGTTGATAAGGTTTTCTCAGTTCATCCAACTTGGTTCTAATGACCTCGGGTTCGGTGGCAATGCTGCTTATTGTCAAAAATTCTTTTACTGTCATATCTTTCCTATTTTTGCTTTTGGTCGTTTGGGTGTTGGTTTGATGCGGAATATCATTGCCATTATCAGCATATCAAGGTAATCTGTGGAATGACCTAATATTTCTTTCATTTTTTCTTTGCTGATTATTCCTTTCTTCCGTGTGTCTGCATCAATATGTGCTTGTTTGAGAACTGACAATTCTTCAATGATCCGTTCTCGCTGTGCTTCCGTGCATACGATACGAAGCAATCGATTGTTAATCATCTCAGCCAGTTTGAAGGCACACTCTGATTTCAAATTGTCAAATTCAGGATTAATAGGTCGTGCTCCTCCATGAAACTCCTTGATACCGTTCAGATAGCTTTCAAGATAGTTTCCCAATCCGTCAGAGTCCGCAATCATCTTACTACGAGGAATTGAGCATTCTATCATCATCCGCTTCAGGTCTGTTTCAATGGATTTTCCAGTACTGTATTCCTGATCCAGTTTGATAAAACACACATTCCCTTTCCAATGACCGGCGATAAATCTGTCTCGTCCCTTCATTGCAAGGTCTGCAGAACCGGTAGATTCACCTGCAGGAGCAATGAACTCATTCGTGAACAAGTCACAGATAGCGTCGTAGTTACACAGGGCAGTCGGGTCATTATCATACTCCCAATTGCCGAAATATAGGCGTTCCTTTGTTACCCGGTCTTTTGTGTTTCGAAGACTTTCGATGTAGTCTTCTGTTGCCCAAGGATTATCCTGCACCAAAGCTTGGATAAATGCATAAGGAGCTTGTAATTTGTCTTCTTTCCAGGGCTTGTAGAATTCACGGTATAGCCAGTTTTTCTTCGGGTTGCAGGTGATAAGTATCTTTCCGGGTACATGGTATACATCGTTCATGTGGCGGCCGATACGGGTTTTCAAGACTTCGAAGGCAAGGTAGTGCACTTCACCAGCTTCCTCTATCCATCCTCCTGTATATTCCTTAGACCCCAATCGTTCATACATCGGATCTTTCACCGGATAATACGTCAAGTCAATATAAACGATTTCACTTCCGTTGTCGAAGGCTATCCCTTCATTTGTTGTCTTGTATGCCGTGAAGCTGTGAGAAGATGCTACCTTATTGAAGGTCACGGTAACGGACTCACGGCTATCCTTCAAATTATTTCGGCCAACAAACCAGCGAGTACCGGGAAGATAGTAGGCACATTGCATCAGCCATTCACAGCCTAGCCATGATTTACCACCACCTCCGGCACCACCATACAATAAAAATTTCGTTTTGCTGTCACGAAGAAAATTGTATGCCAATCGCTGTTTTAAGTTAACCTTTTGCTCCATATCACTTCAATTTGTCAGCTTCGGGAGTATAGGGAAGAAAGTCAAATCCGTTGAAGGGTTTGCCTTGTGTTGTATGATCCACTTCCTGTTTGTCGGACAACCCTAGCTTTCGGGCTATAATGTTTGCATTGAAAGCGCCAACACAGGCTCCTTCAAATTGTTGAGTCTCGATGGTTTCTTCCACCCGCGCGATGACGTGCAAAAAATCTTCATCATTTTTTTTCATGCATTCACTTCTGAAGCTACTCCACCAACGTGATGAAGTACCTAGATAGATACATAATCCGGTGAGAGAGTAGGGGCGCTGTGTAGGTGAAACTTCTTGTTGTGTTTGCTGTTCATTAACAGTTTCTATTCTTTTACCTTTTTTGCGTCTAACAGGCATGGTACGTTGTATAGCCTTTCTTGTTGTCCATGGGTTTTCATCACACCATTGGAAATATTCGCACGCCGCCTCCCATAACGCTTCAGGCGTGGTGAAGAGTTTATCCCTGCCATGCTTGCTGCGTAACATCCAAAACTGATTTCCTTTAGGTGCTGCCATTGTTTATAGTGTTTTAAAGATTGGTATAATTTCTTTGTCCAAATCCCATTTGCGATTATTGGGAAGAGGAAGTGTGAATTCATATTGCAACGCTTTCAGATAATCACTCTTACTTGCGCTCCTTCCGTTGGTTGATGCTACTTGAAATGACGAACCTCTTAACTCTTTTTCTGGGCTTATCTTCATTCCTTTATCGAATATGTTAAAATCCTTTCCGATGTAAGCTGTGTTTAATCTGACGATGTCAGCTGTGGAATGATAATGCTGGAAGTACCATTCACCAAAACGGAAGTTGGCTGTGAAGTTCTTTGCGTCAAGAAATACGGCTTTAGAACGATGGTCGTGTGTTTCCTTGCGTTCAGATGATTTCTGGGCGAACAGCAGCGGAATGCCAGACCAGAATATCATTCCTCCGGGCTTGCATAATGCTGATAACGAAAGTAAGACATTCTTTTCATCCTCTTCTGAGTTCACAGAGTTCAACACGCTATCGCACACAACCACATCGTACAGCCCGTAGTCCGACAAGGTCTTGCATATGGAAGCACAGTCTTGCCTGATTTCCTTTTCATCAATGATGTCCGCTCCATCTTTGCGGTGGAAGAATTCAATGGCGTCAATGAGATAGCCTTTTTTCTTCAGTATGGTTGCGTAATCCTTTTGTCCGGCACCGAAATCGAGTATGCGCATATCCTTGGTGATGTATGGTATAACCTGCGTTTCATACAACGTTGAATGGCTACGCTTGCTTGGAACCCCGTTCTTTTGCCGTAGCCGTGCCTTTTGGGCAAAAGACTGTATATAGGTCTTTCGTTCCAGATGGGAATACTCGAACACTCCATATTCCTTAGAGAAGTATTTGAGCGCGATTTCTTCTTTCCCTTCTGGAAGGACATATACAAGTAGGTCCATACCTAATAGTTTTACCGTTTTGGCATATACTGTTGAGATGATCACTTTCCCGGTATGGTCACATACGGCATTTGCAAACTGGCCGTAACGGAGAATCATTTTCGTAAGGTCAACAACACGTGAGTTGTTTCCTCCTTTGGAAAGAATGGAGATATCTTTGTTGGATACAGTATAAAATCCTTCTGTTCCTTTAGGAAGACTTACATTGATTTCTGGTTGGATTTCCGACAACTCACATTCCGCATAGTTGTGAAGTTGGTTGAACCTTACTTCATCGGTGGAGTTTACACCGTCAAGAATAAAGGCTGGAACATGGGTATACCCAAGCAGCTTCATTGTCTTTGTACGTTGGTGTCCTGCCATGATACGTTTATCCGATTGACGTATGATGATCGGTTTGATAATGCCTAATTCCTTGATGGATTTTTTTAAATCTTCTTGTGCTTCATTAGTGAGCAGGCGTGGGTTATATTCTGCCGGGTTCAATATTGATATGTCTATGTATTCCATCATAAGCCAAGTAGATTATTAACAAAACCAACCATTACACCGTTCTCATCCAAATATTCAGAAGCCCGTGCTTTCAGTGCTTCCAGTTCGCTTTCACTGACTGGAATCTTATACCCCTCAAATACTAAATATTTGATATGAGCTCCGGCTTCATAGTTTGCGTTCTTGAGTACATTATGACTGTCTTCTATATCTTCTGAAAAATCTGTCGGATCAGGAAAGCTGATGCCTTCCATACCCCAATTAAGCAACTCGTTACAATCCCAGTCAAACAACTTGGTTATGTCCCATTGTCCGTTGTTAACGTTATCACGTATGATTAGCTCACGTTCCCTTTCCTCGGTCAGGTTGGGAATAAGAACGGTCGGTACTTGTTGCATACCTAGCGATATACAGGCATCATACCTTTGGTTTCCGGCTATAATGATCAATTCGCCAGTACGGTCTGACAGGATGATCGGTCGGGCTTCGAAATAATCCGGATTGTTTCGGATTGACTCTTTAAGTTTGTCTAGCTGTTCATCCGAAATAGTTCTTGGATTGTTTTCCAGTTTCTTCAGTTCCTCTAGTTTTCTGTAAATAATTTCCATAATTGCTTTTTTTGCGTTACAGAAACGAAGGTACTTAATAAGGGAGCTAAGGGGAAAAATGAGGAAAACAAAGTACTGACACGGCTTGTCAATACTTTGTTATGTGTGTTATAATTCCTTTGTTGATATCAATGCCGAATTGCTGGTAAGATAAAGAATTACAGGAAAGTATTTCACTGGTAACCTGTAAAGTCTTGCATTCTTCTTTGATGAACGTTAATATGAAAAGTGGGAAAGATAGATAATGCTTTTTGCAGATTTTTGGAACGGAGTAGAAACGTGACTTTACTTGTTTTCGTTTTCATTTCCATTGTAGCTATCCTCTGATAATCACATATCTTCCGGCGGCTATTTCACTTCTATACTCGACAGAATAGCCTTTGTCTATAAATGCTCTTATGACATTATCGTGCGCCAACTCCGAAATTTGGTGTCTGTCTTTAGCGTCACTTCCAGTATTTTTTGCCCAACAATGAGGCCAGTTATTTCCCCATCCTACGCCATAATGAAAGTAAACACATTCACCTTTCTCTTTGATTTCCGAGAGGATGAAAGATGCAAGTGCGTCTTCCTCGGATTTTCTTCTATTTGATTTTGGTATTTCTATTGTCAACATACTGATTTATTTTTAGCGTCCAACCATTTGTCCCGTCTTTCTCTACACGCCTCTAAGGTAGGCGCACAACAAGCAAAGAGTTCACCACTTTCAGTACGGTAATCGTACTGGTACATTCTCACTCTTTTACCTCTCAACCTGGTGTTGTAGGTAGTGTAATTCTCTTTGCCGGGCTGGCATACGCTGCAACCGTTTACATTTATTGAGTTCATAATTCAAGTAATTGTTTCGTTTTATCCACGTCTACAAAACTCGTCCACCCTGCTTTATGCAGCTTTATAGCTGCCTCTCTGATTGTGATTTTGCCACTCTTGACACTTTCTTTCAAAGATTCTAATACATTCTTCATTCTTAATTCATTTTTACGTTCAATCTTTCTTCACTCGTATAAGCCACTACAAGCCCTGTTTCATCATGCTGTATGGTGATGTACTTTTCACCCCTCTCTATAGTAGAGAAGTCATAAGGGGTTACCATCTTACCCAATACCTTGCCCAGTTGCTTCATCAGTGGGGCTTCAGGGCTGATAACTAAAACTAAATCTGCTTTCATAATCGTGTATATTGTGGTAGCCATAAGGCTACCGGATTAGAACTCAACCAATATCAATCTTTCTAAAGAACCTGATGCTTTCACCCACATATGATTATGTCCGAAACCATAATCGAAAAACAGTTTAAAATAAGGGTGTCTTACTATTAAAGAGCTCATACAGCCTCTTAACTCGTCTTCTGACATACAAGAAGTTATTTCATTGATAATTTGAACGAAAAGGTGTAAAACTTCTGGTTCATTATTCAATAACGGTTTTTCTATAACTGCTTTTAAAAATATATTTTCTTTCATATTCTTCTATATTGCGCAGGGCTTTCGCCCTGCCGATTTATGTTAATGCGTTTTATCCTCATGTAATAACTCGCAGTAAACTGGTGTTGTGGCATCTGTGTGCTTATTGGCTATAAGAACCTCATTACTATCCCAGTTAATATATACCTGTGTAGCAAATGCACCGAAAAACTGAATTTCTTTCGTGCCAAACAATACCACCGCGTCATCATTTACATTTGCAAGTGCTGCAATTAATTCTTTCTTGGTCATATTCTTTTTTGTTGCGCAGGGCTTTCGCCCTGCTGGTTATTATGCTATCTTTAGCTCTTTAAGTCTCATATCTACCAATGATTTCAGCTTGCGAGTATCAAATAGTGGACTTCTATACCCATCTTTGATAAGCTGTATCATTTCTTTATAACCAACCTTACATACAACCTCTGTCTTCATGCTGTTATCATAAATAGCAGAATTGCAAGCGGTTATTGTGAATGCCATTGTTTTGTAACCTTTATCCTTCTTCATGATAGATGCAAACAAATACATATATACAGCATTTTTCATGCTATTCAAGGCATCTTCTTGACTGGCATTTACTTTCTACCACCTAAAAAGTCACCACATTCAATTTCTTGACCTTTTTTGATAATAGACAATGTACTGATGTACATTTTAATATCTGTTACTTTCATATCTTCTATGTTTTAATTGTTAGTAATATTGGTTTCTTTTATATAGCTAAGATACTGATTATTAGTGATGTGTGCAAATATAATCATCTGATTAACAGCAAGTTAAACTTGATTTAACTTAAAGTTGGATATTGACATGTTCATTTCAGTCGCGCTTTGTATGAATACCGTCCAATGATATGTGCAATGCTTTTTCATATATCGACTTATCACAATTAGAAAATAATCGTTAACTTTGTTCATACTTTTAAAATTATAGGTGCATGAAAAAAATTGTGACTTTATTTGCAACCGTGCTTCTGTTATACGGTTGTGGAAGTGTTCCTTTGACAGGCAGGAAACAGATGCTGCTTGTATCCGACTCCGAAGTGCTTTCATCAAGTCTGACCCAGTATTCGGAATATATCAAGTCGGCACCGATATCAAGTAACGCGACAAAGAAAGCGATGGTGACACGTGTCGGAAAGAAAATAGCCGCTGCCACGGAACAATACTTGGAAAATAATGGAATGTCCGGTGAGGTGAGGAACTTCTCATGGGAATTCAATCTGGTTAAGGATAATCAGGTGAACGCTTTCTGTATGCCGGGAGGCAAAATCGTTGTGTATGAGGGACTGATGAATCTGGTTTCCTCTGATGACGAACTGGCTGTAGTTATCGGACATGAAGTGGCGCACGCTGTGGCCAAGCATAGCAATGAGCGTATGAGTCAGCAGCTGGTTGCACAATACGGAGCGAAAATTTTGGGGGAGGCTCTCAGTGGAAAATCCGCCGCCATACAGAAAGCCGGGAATATAGTCTATGGTCTTGGGGCACAATACGGTGTGATGCTTCCATTCTCACGCAAACATGAAACCGAGGCTGACTATATGGGGCTTATTCTTATGACGATGGCTGGTTATAATCCGAATGTGGCCGTCACATTCTGGCAGAAGATGTCGGCGGGCGGATCGGGTTCAGTGCCAGAGATCATGAGTACGCATCCGAGTGACGCAACACGTATTAGTGACATAAGGAAACATTTGCCGGAGATGAAGAAATATAAGTAAACTTTAGAAAGTTACTGTAAAGTATTTGAAAAAACTTTAGAGAATGGTACAAAAAGGCGTGAAACCAAATGGAATCACGCCTAAATTATAATAAAACTCTTAAAAAGGTGTACATAATTACCAATCCTTAATTCTCTAACATCAATCATAATAACGCTGCAATCTTACGCACCTTATTAATTCTCTCCATAAACCTGTTGTCTTTTTTTGCCATTTGCAAATTATAAGATGTTTGCATTTTGAGCAAAGGTTCCGCATCTAAATCTAACGCGGCTTCTAGGAGCATAGCATATTTTGTATTTAGTGAACGCTTTGCATTCAGAATTTCATTTAATACAGTATAAGACACACCCATCTCTTTAGCAAGTTTCTTTTGAGAAATACCCCTAAATTCAATTTCATCTTTTAATACTTCTCCCGGGTGTGTCGGTTCAAAAGGAATTAAGTTATTAGCTATCATTTTAGGGTCTACGCCATCTATTTTAATCATAACTTTCTATTTATAATGGTTAGACAATTCAATTATATTACAGATGGTAGTCACTACTTCACCTTGCACCTCTGTGGTTGTAAATTCAATACGATATTGATTGTTTACTCTAACAGAGCAAAAGTCCTTTTTGTCCCCTGATAATTTTTCAAAACTCAGCCCATTGTATTTACAAAGTGAAGTTACATCAGGGACACTGATTATTATATCTATACAACGTTTATATCTACGTACGATATCAGGTTGAAAACGATGCTTTTTATCATTCGCCTTTCCAAACTCATACAATTCTTTCAGATACTCTTTATCAAACGTTACTACCATCTCATTTGTTTCTTTAATGCAAAGATAGCATTTTAATTTTATTCATTCGCATTTTTGCGAATAATTTTCTTAAAAAAAAATTAGCGACAACTCCAAAGAATCACCACTAACTATTCTATTTTTCTCATCACAAAATTGTGAACTACCGCTAAAGTAAAGATTTAGGGGGCTCAAATACGATTTTCAATAAGCCAAGAATGCTGGAGCCACGCAAATTTGGCATAAAGTCTGATTGGGAGCTTTCATAGAGCTATATTTCCCATTAAGCGCATTTCTTTTTAAGTATTTCAACACATTCTTTATCCCATCATCGAAACCATGCTTATACCCTTTAGCGTATTCTCCAATGTTATATACCGCCATTGCCAACACAAACAGGATGATACCTACAGGCTTATACCAACCGGGAAGTGATATAGAAAACGGCTTAAATGTAATTGTGAAATCTCCAACCCATAATAGGGCGATAATACATATGATTGTAAATATAATTGTTTTCATAATCAATATCTTTTTCCGTTCAACTTAGGTCTTAGTTCATTGTATCTCATCTTCTGCTCCACATGCCATATAAGGTCTATGTTCATATGCTTGGCAAGCCCGAAGATTGATAATAACATATGACCTATCTGACTTTCAAAAGAATAATTATATTCATAAAAATAACGAATTGGCAATGTGGATATGGCGTATATGCTTTCAGTAAATGTTTCACCTACGCAACTTTCGGATGCACCATATATCGCTTCTTCAGGAAAATCATCAATGGATATATTTCTTAATCCAGCCAAATCAAGCAGGCGTATAACCGCATCGCTTAGTTCGTCTGGAAGTGTATCTTTTATATTTTTTTCAAAGGAACACTTAAATCGCTTTTCTTCTTCCACTAATGCAGGATAGCGATTATAGTCCATTTCAAAACGTGATTTACATTTCTTTCCTAATCTTCCCTTTCTATCCGCTTCCACAGCTTCCATAAGCTCTCCAACGATAAGGCAAAGGCAGTGTTCGTTACTCAATTCTTTATCATGGAAACCGTGCTCACAGGCGGTCTTATAAGCACGATTCCGTAGTTCGTTCAAATTAATATTGTTCATTTTTTATCTGTTATTATATTCCGGTGAAGAGGTGATGTCCCTTTATAAGGTCAGGCAGTCATGGCTCTATACCACCGCCAAACGCAACCGTATCCCCATCTGCCGCATCGCTGGAAAGAACTATTACAACAAGAAGCATGTTGACGAGTTCTTCGGTATGGCTGTCGATATGGAAAGTATCACCGACTGGCTCCTGACTGAAAAAGCGGAAGAGCAGTTCGCCATGCAGCACCCGCCACTGTACGTTCTCTATCCGGTCCCATCCGTAACCCAGATTCACAACCGACTTACCCCTGAACAGCTTTTGCCATACATCATCGGCCATTCTGCGCTTTTCGTAAGGCAATCTGCCCCAAAAGTGAGTGATAAAGTTCCCTAACATTACAATTTGTGGCTGCACGGTTGAATTATAATTCTGAATTTCATCATGCCGCTTTGTCCACTGGTATGTGAAAGAATCGCGGTGCTATCTGCCTGGTGTAAAGGATAAAGTCGCCTGCTCCGGGAAAAGGATACCGGTTATTTTCTTATAATAGGCATCGGCATACTGCTGCATACCCAGGTCGGTAGCATGCACTCCGTCCACCTGACTGTCCATAGACAGTGCCAGCTCGTCAAACGTAATGTAATGCAGATTTCCGGCTTCATCCTTCATCGAATCGTATACGGCACGCAACTACTCATTGGTCTTACGGAACTCCTTTCCTTTCTTATCCGAAGCGTAAAAGCCCATATAGCCATCGTGCTCTACCAGTAGAATGGGAGCTTTGCTTTTGCTGCGCAATATACGGATGCCTTTTTCCAGACGCGGACGGATAAGTCCTACACGGTCGTTCGTCATATTCGGCATACAGTCTATCACATACATTGCCGCATCCACTTCGGCCAGCAATTTGAAGAAACCTTCGTCCAATTGTCCGTTGCCCGAAAAGCCCAGATTAACGACCGGCATATCCAGCTTGCGCTGCAGGATATTGGTCCAGGCCATACCGGGACGCGAAGCACATGCCCCTTGCGCAATGGAAGTTCCGTATATCACGACAGGCTTTTCGACCGACGGACGCACGAAATCGAAGCGGCTGCCTTTGGGCACACCAATCTGTAAAGACTTCACACCGTTGTACAGAGGCAGATACAAGGTGAATTCGTTTCCCTTATCGTGCGTGTTGCGGTATGTCAGGTCGTTATACGTATAGCGCACTGTATCACCGAACTGATAGTTGGCCGCGCACCAGTATTGCTGCCCGTTGCAGTCCATCGTGTAAAGGTCTACTCCGCTGACACCTGTTGCCGGCATGTGGGGCATCGAGAATCCCCCCGTAACCTGATACTTTACTTGAATTTGTGGAGCATTGGTGTAAAACTTCACATAGAGTCCTGCTGTCTGCAACGACAGGTCCCACACGGGTTTACGGACCAGTTGTTCGGCCCGCTGCGGCAAACGCTGGTAGGCCTTTCCGGTTTCCGCATTCCAGGCTCTTCCCTGAATGGGCAACAGCGAATCGGCCGCCGGGTTATGCCAGGCTGTCTGTGCAAGCAGACAAAGCGACTGCCCGAATAATAAAGCAGACAATCCTGCAAACTTGAAAGTGGTTTTCATACTTATTTTTCTTTTAGTGTTATTTCATCAACTGTATCAGATGTGAGGCTACACAAGCATAACCTTTGTCTGTGAAGTGAATATAATCGCCGCTGTAAAGTCCGTCACGAATCGTTCCATCTTCGTCAAGAAACCAGCCTGTAGGATTTGTGTAACTGACCTGAGCTCCGAAGGTATGCGCGCCCAGCAGTTTATGAATGCGGTTGCACTGTTCACGGACTGCACTGCCCTGCTCCTTTCCGGAAGGGAAAAGTCCCAACAGGATAATCTTTGAATCAGGGAACTGCCTGCAGGCCTCTTCCGTAACGGCGATGATACCTTCAGCCGTATCGTCTGCTGTGTCCTGACCGACTACCAGATTATTGATTCCGATGGCAATCACCACATATTCCGGAGTACACCGGTTATAGTTTCCGTAACGGACACGCCAAAGCAAGTTCTGCGTACGGTCACCCGAGATACCGGCACTTTCCCAGTTTCCCTGTCCCAAAGCGTCGTCCATGGCCTGCTTGCCCGGTTTGTAGCTGACGAGCTTACGCATGCCGCCCCAACCTTGCGTAATGGAATTGCCCAGCAACAGCAGTTTCAGTTTACGTTCGTTCAGCGTGGTTTCGATATCCTGTGCCACCGAATGCCACTCCGAGCCTTCCACCCATCCGGCAGCCGAGCGATACTCGTTTCCGGGAACGGCATGGGTACAATTGTTGGACCACCGGCCGGTAGCTTTCAGTATGAAACGTACAATGGATTCGGGATTGTTCAGTGAATGCGGATGATGGCCGATACCCGGTTTGTGAATCACGGTAATCGGGGCACCGAGACGTTTCATTTCTGCTTCGAAAAGGGCTGTATTCTCTGACACCGGAACAATATCGTCTGCATCGCCCACTACGTGCAGTACCGGAATGTCTGCCTGTGCAATCTTGGCCGCATGATTCAGCGGATTCTTTTTCCAGCGCAAAGCCTGTTCCTCATTCTTAAAGCCGTAGGCTTCCAGCATCCGTGTCACATCCTCGGCCGAACCTGCATAAGCACCTTTTCCCATCGGCCAACTCTTGATGTCCATGACCGGTGCATCGGCATAGATGCAAGCCACTTTATCAGAGTTCTGTGCAGCCCAGTTGTAAACAATCAGTCCGCCACGGCTCATGCCCTCCAGTACGGTCTTTTTATGAAAACCATTCTTCACCAGATATTTGTAAAACTTGTTCCAACGTTTTACTGCCTTATCGGCACCATACAAGTCGGCTACATCGCAATATACCACATGGAAACCTTGCTCCAGCAAGTCGATGTCGGTCTGTGGCTCATGTCCCCAGAAACGAGCCCGCCATATCCAGGGTCTTCCCTGTGCTTCTTTAGCCGGACGTACCACTTTGTAAGGAACCCCATCCAACTGGAAATCGTATCCCTGATAACCGTGAAAATTAAAGGAGGTCGCATTTTCGGGTACAATGGCTGCCGGCTTACTTTGAACTGCATTCAGCAGGTAATCGCCGATTTTACGCGCCATCGCACCCGCACCGATAGAAGACGGATGCAAACGGTCCGGCATAATGACCTGATCCCACTGGTTGCCAAACAGATTATGCAGATTAATAATACCCAGTCCGTTATCGTAAGCCAGCTGTTCGACTACCAAACGTACCTTTTCTTCGATAATGCGCGGACTGATGGTGTTCTTCTCGGTAAGGAAGCAACGCACCGGAGTGAGCAGAATCACCTGCGGATGCGAATCCAGCGAGCGGTAGGTATCGATAAGCGTTTGATATTCTTCCATAAAATGCTTTTCGTCTTTCCAGTTCTGCGGCTTGGTGTCGTTCGTTCCCAATTTAATCAGGACAATGTCCGGAAGAAAGTTTTTCGATTCGCCGTACACCCCAGTACGGACATACGGATAATCGCCGTCCGACTGCGCCGTTGCTCCGTTCGAACCGAAGTTGCGGACTTCGTAATCATCGCCCAAGTAATACTGCAACTGGGCGGGATAAGAGTTTTTCTCCCGGTTGGAAATACCTGCACCGTACGTGATACTGTTGCCCACGCACGCCACCTTAATGATTCGTTTTGCCCATAAGCCTGTAGGCAAAATCAACAGATAGCAAATACATGCCAAAAAGATTCTTTTCATTGTTATTTAGATAAAGTTGCAATTCACTTTTCAAACAGAAGTCCCCTGTTTTTCAACATTGCTATTTGGTCAGCAATACTTATGGGCTGCTTAGTGTATGTTATCATATGTATATAAAAATAAGTTCCGCCCTGGTACGCATTGTAAAGAGGCGTGGCGGAAATTGTTGATGCAAAGATAATGTTTTTTCTGCTGTACTGCAAACATTTCGATTTTTCTATCAAAACAAAAAATTCTATACTTTTGCAATGAGCCAAAAATAGTAGTGAAATATACAAAGCAAATTGTGCTGAAAAAGAAGAAACAGCTTAAGTTGGTTTTCCAAAGGAGTTAAGAATCAATAAAAACGTTAAATCTTCACCCTTTAGAATGTACAATTAAAGACAACAACCATATTTCTGACTTATCACCTATAAAATATTGATCAATAATCGGTTGTAAATACTATTGTAAAAGATTTGTGTTGTACTCCATCCTTAAGTTCTCAATATAGCAGTCTGATTCATCTGGATCGGTAACGAATACTATCTTACCAGTAGTAAGTATCATCTTTTAGTTCCTTTTTTTCTTGTATTAAGCCATACGGTAGATATTCAACCACCGTATGGCAATATTTATTTCTTCATTAAATCAATGCGCTCTTTCAAGGTAAGAATGTAGTCGTGCATCTGTACTTTTTGAACCTCCATTAAGGCGACCTGATTTTCACCTGCTATTTCAATAGCGTCTTTTCGACCAAGGAACAGTACTAACTTATTATGTTTGTCCATCAACTCATTATATTCGATATACATACGGTCAAGAGGGGTATCAGCCACGTGATAAGCCTTTTCAAAGACATCTTTAGGTGACCAGCTTTCATAACCGTCTTCATACACCACCTTATAACCTTCTTCTACTGGTTCCATTGTTTTTGGAATAGCATCAGTAGGTAGATAAATTTTTCCACCCTTGCGAATTGCTGGTGTGGCTTGAACTAATTTTGTTCCAATATACTTTTTCATCATTGTTTCTATGGGTTTTACAAAGCCGCCCAAGGCTCATTTCTGTTCCGATTTGAATTTATCTATAGTAGTCCTTTTATTAAAAATAGCCATAACAATCAAGGCTAAAGCTACTTTCAGTAATTGCTTTTTCCCAATAATTACAACATTACTACGATTTAGTCCGTCATTAGTCATGATACTGTACCAATTCTTATAAGGTGGCAGTACCTTATAGATAGATATTTTATAAATTATCTTCTTTATTACCATAGCTAATCTTCTTTTTCTTTTGATTCATCAATTACAACACCCCTAATATCTCTTTCACCAAATAATTTATAAGTAAACGTTCCTCCATAAAACTTTATGGTATCTCCCTTAACAGTAATAACCATTCCACCTTTTAATCTATGTTCCATGTCATCTTTACAAGATAACATCGTGGCTGTCATAAGTATAATTAATATAAACCTCATATTCAATCTCCTTTCTCTTTAATTCGTTCCAGCATATCCCTGTTGGCGTATAGTATCTCATCGAAAGACGGGATGGGCATCCATGCTACAACATTATAGGTCTGCAATCCATACAAGAAGGAATTAGCATCTTTTGCGTAGTCTTTTTCTGTCCTATGAGATATATATATTTGTTTCCCGTTATAAACTATTACTTTTTGGTTTAAAGAAGGCAGTTTATCTTCAACGCTTATCCAAGGTGATTGCTTTGACTGCCATTCGGCACCAGAAATAAAGTCAACAATGCAGTACGGTTCACAATGACGCTGCCTGTTTCTGCAATCATTGGAATATCCCCTTGCCGCTTCTTCTGCTGTCTGTTTCATATCTGTTCCGATTTGAATTTCTTGTTTATTTCTTTTTCAGCAGCTCTGGCCCCTTTCTTGAAACCCTCTACAAAGCTGTCAAAACAGGCTCTATGGATTTCTAAAGTGCATCTTTGCATAAGTGGGCAAATCGAGCATTTTTGGCTAAGCCCTGCGGACTTCTTGGCTATTTTCGTTACGTTTTTCATTG